CCGTGGCACGACGTTTGGCGCACATGCAGCCGTGGCCGTCAACGATCCACTCGGGCAGATCACTTTCCAGGGTAGCGACGGCGCGGGGTTTGTGAATGGTGCATCAATCTTCGGCTATTGTGATGCTGCCCCTGTTAGTGGGCATATTCAATCAAGCATACGGTTCATCGTTGATGATGGAGTCAACAATGTTGAGAGAGTGAGGATTGATAAATCTGGGATAACTGGTGCTGTGCGTGGCGTCACTAGTGGTGCTGCCGCAGCAGTGGGTGATGTGGGGGAATACCAAGAGGTAATATTGGGCGCTCCTATCACGCCAACTGTTAGCACGATTACCAGCATCATGAGTCTTGCATTGGGTGCGGGGGACTGGGATGTCTGGACGAACATTTTGGTTATTCCGGCAGCAGCGGGGGGTCTGGAGTGGGAATTGAGTCCTTCTGCTACGTTGGTCGGCTTCTATCCAACTTATCAAAATCTGGTGTTTTTTGCCGCTAGCTCTCTCAATCCAGGAAATATGGGACCACTTCGGTTCTCGTCTGCTTCCCCGATTACAGTGTCGCTAGTGGTGCGGGCCGGTGCTTCTGGTCAGCAAATAGCGAAAGGCATGATAGCTGCACGGCGCGCAAGATAGGTGAGACATGACAGTCACCACCACTAACTTCAAGATCGTATACAACGGCAACGGAGCGGATACGGTCTTTCCATTTTCGTTTGCTTGTCCAGATGCCAAGAGTCTCCTAGTAACGATCAAGGATACTTCCAGCGGTGGTACGCTTGTTCTAGTAAATGGAACGTCGTATACCGTTGCATTGAACCCTCCAGTTGGTTCTAACCCAACCCCTGTTGGTGGCACCGTTACCTATCCTTTAAGTGGTGGACAAATACTTCCTGTTGGGTTTCAGATATCGATTGTTAGGAGTTTGTCATTTACACAGAATACTTCATTAGCTAATCAAAGCATCATCTATCCAGCGGTAGTTGAGAAGGCCCTTGACTATCTAACCATGCTCGTCCAACAGGGAGAGCCGTTCCTCATCCCAACACCATTTGGAGATGACGATGCCTAGCACATCCGCAAAGCAAGCTCGAACAATGGCAGGCGCAGCGCATGACCCAAAGTTCGCTAAGAAGGTTGGGATTCCCCAAGGTGTCGCCAAGGAGTTCAATAAGGCCGATGCCAAAACCGGAATCCTTAGAAAGAAGAAAGAAGGAAAACATGGCTGAACATGATCGTAAGGTTCCTCCAGGGATTATGCTAATGACCCACCATTATCATAATCTAATCTACATTCGCCATTTCTGGGAAGAGCAAGGTCAGCAAACCCCTGTATGGGTCGGGAAGGAAATGGCGAGGATGGATAAGATCCTCCAACAGGAATTGGAAAGAGAAGCAGGCCAAGGTGGCCTTCTACGTGGAGATGAAGATGAAACAAGGAAAGAGTAGAGACAGTGACTTCAGGAAACGTGAGCCAATCTCTAAAGCTGTACATGAGACTGCGGTCTCTGAACTTGGGCGAGCGGTACAGCATACCCCGTCGCCGCTCTATGGTGGCAAAGGCCTTACGCACTCCAACCCCTCGCCAAGCCGTGCCGGGCCGGGTGGGGGACGAACCATTCACGCGCACGGATCACAAGGAAAACACAAATGACTGATCAAGATAAGGATACCAAAGTAGAGGCTAAGGAAGAAGATCCCAAGCCGGAAGTGAAGATTGTTCCTATCGAGGACCTCGATAAGATCGAGAAGCTCCTTGATGTTGCTATCAACTGCATCCAGACGCCGAATCTCCCTGCTATCAAAGCAGCCTGTATGGCTGAGTTGAAGGAGATCGACGATGCCATGGCTGTGACTCAAATGGCAGCTCAAGAAGCCTATCGGAAGGAGCTTGCTGAGTGGGAAGGCAGGCGAGATAAGAAGGCTGCGGAAGAGCGCAAGAAGGTCGACGAAGAGAATGCTAAGCGAGACAAGGTAGCTAGGGAACGTGGATATCCTGATACGATCGCAGGATCGCCAAGGGATACTCTTGCTATGCCTCGCGATCCTTCTGGGCCAAGCACGGTCTATCCCAGTGCAGAACCACGTAATCCTCAGGTTAATCCTCAGGTTCGGGCAACCCAGTATCCTCAGAATCCCCCGCCTGTAAACGGTACCATCGATAGGAGAATCTAATGGCTCGAGACATTCTCGGCGAGTATGGCAAGGACAGCCCAAACCATCAGGCTGCTAGAGCGACCACTGGTGGTGTGAAGGAAGCCAAGCCTATCTCTAACTACTGTCCTCCACAAGGTCCCTCTAACATCAACGATCCTAAAGGTCCAGGCATTCATGGATCTTCTCACGGTATGGCCAGTACTCCTGTTAGTAGCCGGGGTAGTGGCTCTCCTGGGATTGGTGGTACTGTGCATCGTAGTGGATCGCAACGGGGATGACAGCCGAGGTTGATATTGCGAATCGAGCGCTGAGTGCTATTGGCACTCGATCGCAGATTGCTGACATGTCGGAGGACTCCAACGAGGCTCGCCAGTGCAAGCTTCTGTTGGAGCCTCTGCGGGATGAGTTGTTGAGGATGGCACCTTGGAACTGTGCCATGAACTTCAACAACTTGTCCCTGATCTGCTCAGCGCCAGGGAACACCGGAGAACCCAACTACAGGCACTGATACTTGGCAGAAGGGTATCCCTGCGCCGCCGTGGAGTTATGAGTATGCCTATCCTTCAGATTGTCTCCGTCCCATCTACGTGGTTCCACAATTCACGACAGGCTTTACTTCTGGCGTCCCCATTACAACCGCCGTTACTGGTGGTGCACCAGCATTCTGGAACGGTCCACCTGTACGATTTAAGGTGGCCATTGACCAAATCAGCCCCATCACAGGAAAGCCAGCAGTCGGTGGAGCAGACCAAAGAGTAATCCTGACCAATCAAGAGCAAGCGATCCTTGCCTATATCAAACGGGTTGCCGATCCGAATGTCTGGGATGATCAATTCCAGCAGGCTTTGGTTGCTGCACTAGCTGGTAGACTTACGATCGCTCTGACAGGTGACAAGGGCTTAGCTCAGCTTTCTCTTAGTCAAGCCAACCAGTACATTACCTTGGCCCGTCAGACGGACGGCAATGAAGGATTGACTGTCAATGACGTAACACCCTGATTGGATTAGAACCCGCGGAATCTCTTATCAGGCTTGGGAGTTCTCACCGAACATCATGTTCGATTGGGGCCCAATGTTAAGCATGTACTAAGATGTCAGACAATGTCATTCAAACTTCATTCTCTGCTGGTGAACTCGCCCCGAACATGTTTGCTCGGGTCGACTTTGCTAAGTACAAGTCCGGCTGCGCCACGTTGCGTAACTTCTTCGTGGATTACCGCTCCGGGGCAAGCACTAGGCCTGGGACAGAATACATCAGACCAGCTAAGTTTGGGGTTCAAAAAATTCGTCTAGTAAAGTTTCAACAGTCTGTTTCAGTTACTTACATCCTTGAGTTCGGACAAGGTTATATTAGGTTCATCTCTAATGGAGCTTCAGTAGTTGAGGCTCCGTTTGCTATTGGCGGCATTGCTCCTGTTGGTGGATTGACACGAGTTACAGGAGTTCATAACTTTGGCAACCACGACCTGATCTTTGTCTCTGGCGTCAATGGAATACCGCAGGTTAACAATCGTTACTTCATGGCGGAATCTGTTGATGCCAGTGGGTATTATCTATTTGACCCATATACGGATCAGCCGATTGCTTCAAATGATTGGCCCCCATATATCAGTGGAGGGATAGCTCAAAGAGTCTACACCGTAGCCACTCCATATCAGGAGAGTGAGCTGGCCTTGTTGAAGTTCTCGCAGAATGCCTCTGTGATGAACATAACTCATACTGCTCATCCTCCGGCTACGCTGACATTGATCTCTGCCACTAACTGGGTCTTGGCTAATATCACAGTTGGCTCAAGTATCATTGGCCCTTCGATCCAAACAATTGTTCCGTCCCCAACTCTTATTGGTCCAGTGGCTTATAAGTACATAGCCACGGCTGTTGATGGCAACAATCAAGAGAGCGTTCCAGGTAATCCTGGGATTTATACAGGGGCTCCTGATCTACGGACATCCCCAAATACTAATTACGTTACTTGGAATGCAATCGCTGGTGCCGATAGCTATAACCTCTATGCAACATCTCCGACTTATGCGCTGGGAAGCATAACCTTTGACCAAGGTGGCGTTGGGCTTATTGCTAATCTCCCCGGCAATGTCCTTGCATTCAGTGACTCTAACGTAGCTCCAGACTTCTCACAGACACCACCCATTCATGATGACCCGTTTATCATCACAGGTGTCTATCCAGGAGTTTCTAGTTACTTCCAGCAACGGCTCTGCTACGCCAACGCTGGTGGGAAGTATGTTTCTACGTTCTGGATGAGCAAGGTTGGGGCACCGTATAACTTTGACTTCTCTAGTCCAAGTCAAGCCAATGATGCCATTACCGGAACCTTGGTTAGCCTCGAGGTCAATGAGATTAAGTCTCTGATCCCAATGCCTACTGGGCTAGTCATGCTTACCACTCATGGAGCTTGGCAAGTCAACGGTGGCCAAGGTGGTATTGCTACTCAGGGCGGGCCGATCACGCCGACTACAGCAACGGCAAGTCCACAGGCTTACATCGGAGCCAATGACGTTCCGCCGATTGTGATCAACTACGACATAATCTTCGTTCAGCAAAAGGGATCTATTATCAGGGACCTAACCTTCAACATCTACGCCAACATTTACACAGGCAATGATATCTCAATCCTTTCAAGCCACTTGTTCTACGACCATCAAATCCTCGAATGGAGCTATGCTGAGGAACCATTCAAGATTATTTGGGCCATACGTGAAGATGGAGTCTTACTATCTTTGACCCTAGTCAAAGAACAAGACATGTATGGTTGGGCAAGACATGATACTCAGGGTAATTTCACGTCAGTCGCTTCTGTTATTGAAGGTGAGCTTGATGCAACTTATGTTGCTGTTCAGCGTCCTACTAATGTCGCTGGCGGTAATAGGTTGATGATAGAGCGAATAGCCAATCGACAATTCCCAACTGGGGCAGAGGATGCTTGGTGTGTTGACTCTGGTGTGGCCACAATTTCAAATATGCCGAACGCTAGTCTTATCATTGGCATATTTGTAGGCAATCCTGATCTTGTTCCTATAGCTGCTACAGCTAATGTATTTACATTCGGTATGCTTGGCTGGATTATTCGAGTTGGTGGGGGCATCCTTGAGCTTACATTAATTGTAGATGGAAGTAATGCTCAGGCCAAGGTTCTTCAGCCAATCAAAGAGATATTTCCAAATGATCCAAAGAAACGATATAAAGATGCCCCAGCTGGAACATGGTCACTTGATCCGCCAATTACTAAGGTATTCGGCTTAGACCATCTGGAAGGCCAAGCTGTGGCAGTCCTAGCTGATGGTGGTGTAGTCAATGGATTGGTTGTTAGTGGTGG